CAGGCTGAAACCATTTCCAAGGGACTCCAGTGTGCGTGTTTAACAAGATATCGTATAAGCTTTTCTGATGTCTCTGTATTGAATTGGTTCGATGGGTTGCTGACACGGGCGCAATACGCAATGAGTTCCTGCGCATCGTCAATGCCCATATTTGCAAATTCTGATGTTGGTTGTGAATATGATAAAAGTTTAACATTCATTCTTTTGGATCTTTCTCATCTGGGAAGCAAAGGCTTTCCATGGTCTTGTAGTGTTCATATGCTCTTTTTAATGCTTCGAACTTTTCAAGTTTTTCGGGATCAGGGACAAGTATAGACAACCTCTGTTCCATCTTAGTCATAAATTCTTTTAGACTTTTGCCATCTACTTTGATATCTGTACCAGCAGCCATATCAATACCAGTGTTACTGATATTAATAGTTGAGGGACTATTCCAGTTATTGCCATTTGTACCTACAGTATAATACTGTCCACTAGTCCCTGTTGTTCCGGTATGCCAAGTGCTATTGATATTATTAATAGAGTTGATGCCGCCAACAGTTGCTCCTGAAGAATAGGAATAACTTGTTGAAGGTAAAGTAATAGTAGTCCCTGCTCCGGTAAGAGTAATTGTATCTAAAGTATCAGTTATAGTGCTTGCCTGAGCAGCACCATAACTGCTTAGATCAATTTCAATATCATCGAATGTGATACTGTCCTTGTCGCTCATGATTAGGCCTTGGCTTCTTTGCGGGCGTTCTTTTCTGCAGTGATTTCGTTGCGACGAGCCTTAACACCCTTAGCGACTTCTTGTAGGGCTTTACGAGCACGAGTACCTGCTGCGCCGTTGCCTGCTGTAAACTTTGCATCCTCTGCTAAGAATGCTTCGAAATCTGCTTTGAGTTGTTCTACTGTGTTTGACATAATATTTTTCCTTTTAGTTATGCGTCATTTACTTATAAATGTAAATGGTGTGGTCGGTAGGATTCGAACCTACAAAGGCTGTGTCTAGGACGTTGCCCCATTCCCAAGTGCGTTTCGCAACGGACCGGAGGTCTACCAAGTTCCACTCACGACCACAAGTATATTATATAACCTTAAAGAATTAAGGTCAACTATTTCTAGATTAAATATTAACAGTTTATGACACATGAATTTCAAAATATACCATTTCAAAATATAATCAAGTTTGGACAGAGAACAATGTTGAACCGTCCTTTGTTTTCTGTTAGTTGGATTTTGGGCAGATTCTGCAATTATAATTGCTCATATTGCTGGCCGTATGCCCGTAGCGATCGAGTTGATCACCAAGATCACGAAGTGTATATACAGACTATAGATGAAATCAAACGCCAGGCACGACAAAATGGATTTACTGAATTCCATTGGAGTTTTAGTGGCGGGGAACCAACTGCTTATAAACGGTTACCAGAATTGATTAAACATTTGGATGATGGACCATTAACTCCATATCAAAGCATACACATGACTACCAATCTCTCTCCAGGATCGAAATGGTGGAAGAATTGGTGCGACATAACCGCCGACCTTCAACGTAGAAGTATTACGGCCAGTTATCACGCAGAGTTTTCTAAGGAACAGGAGTTTGGAGACAAGTGTCTACAGTTAATGAATGACAATGTTTTTGTTACAGTTAATCAAGTGATGGTACCTGATCAGTTTTATGAACTCTACGATAGATGCAGCAGACTTCACAGTCGCGGTATTAATGTAACACTTAAACCGCAAAGCGATCCTACTGCTAGTTCTGTCGTTAGTGGATACACAGATGATATGATGACTCTAATGCAGGTTGGCTTTCCGCAGAGAGCCGATGGAGAAGATATCTATCAAATTGCATTATACGATTCAGACAACACCGAATATCTATTCGATCAAGCAGAGCGATTTAATGCCTACGGTTTTAATAAATTCCAAGATTGGCATTGCAATTCTGGATATCAAAGTGTTATAATAAGAAGCGAAGAAGTTAAAAGATCTTATAGTTGCCATGACCAACTATTAGGTACACTAACAGCAGGGTTCAACTTATTTAAAGAACCTAAAATCTGTATTACACCGTCATGCGTTAGTTCAGCGGATTCAAAGATACCAAAATGCAAATAGATACAGAACACATACATCATTGGATGCGAGCCATACGCAACAGTAAAGATCCTATGCGCACCATGGATGCATTTTGGCGAGGACAAATTCTTAGCAAAGAATGGTTAATTGATGAACTAAAAAAACAAAGACATCATACTAAACAATGGCCGTCTATTGATATACACGGCGGTTGGGTAGGAACCCTGGCTAGTTTGATATTTCAAAGCGATTTATATATTTCTCATATCAACAGTATAGACATAGATCCAAATTGTAAAGACATAGCACTAGATATGAATCAAATGGAATTAGAGTCTGGAAAGTTTAATGCCATAACTGCAGACATGTGTTCGTTTTCTAGTACTGCAGATATAATTATTAACACTAGTTTCGAACACATTACTCAAGAGCAGTATCTTATATGGCTTGAAAAGATTCCTAAAAATAGTTTAATCGTATTACAAAGCAATAATTATAAAATACCGGAGCATGTAAGAATAGCAGAAAATCTAGATGAGTTCAAAAGTCAAAGCCAGTTAGCACAGATTTTTTATGCTGGTGAGATGGATCTTCCTTTGTATACTAGATACATGATAATAGGCAAGAAATATGTTTAATTTTTCAGAATTAGATTCTGTACATCTAGAAATTACCAACAACTGTCAGGCATCATGCCCTATGTGTTCTAGAAATTTCAGAGGCGGCTTAGATAATCCTTATATAAAGATCAACGAATGGTCGTTGAGTGACTTTCAAAATATATTCACTGAGGAAGTTCTTAGACAAATTAAAAATATCTATTTTTGTGGAAACTTTGGTGATCCTATAATCAATAATGATCTAGATCTAATGTGTGAATACGTCACAGCAATCAATCCAGATTTACAAATTAGAATTCATACCAATGGTGGTGCTAGATCTCAAGCGTGGTGGAAATCGTTAGTAACAAAATTACCTAAGAATCATTTTGTAATATTTGGTATAGATGGTTTAGAAGATACTCATCATTTGTATAGAATAGGCACCACTTACGAAAATGTCACACGTAATGCCAAAGCATTTATTGATGCAGGCGGCACGGCTGAATGGGTCTTTATAAAATTTAAACACAATGAGCATCAAGTTGACGAAGCAAGACAGAGAGCCAAGGATCTAGGATTTAGTTTATTCACTGTAAAAAATAGCACTAGATTTTTAGAAGAAAAATCCAAAGTCGTAGATAAATCTGGAAATACTATGTATCACTTAGAACCACCTAGAAACAATCAGGTGACACTGATAAGTCCAGATATGATCAAGAATTATAAAACTTGGGTAAGCGAATCTAAAATAGATTGTTATGTATTAAACAACAAAGAAATATATATAGACGCTTATAAAAAAATATTTCCGTGTTGCTTTTTAGCATCAACTCCGTACAACTATACAGAAACTTCTGACTTAACTTTTCCTGTTAGACAAGAAATTAAAAAACAATATTCCCTGCTAGTTGATTCTTTAGGTGGAATTGATCAATTAGATGCAGTAAATGTTGGTATTAAAAATGTTCTTAGTTCAACTGCTTGGCAAACGGTTTGGGATTATTATTGGAATGATTACAAACTTATTGTGTGTGCTAGAACCTGCGGGGTTAATGAAAAACAAACAATTTCAAAACCCAAAGATCAGTTTGTAGAAAGATCTGGATTAAATTAATTTCTAATCAAATCCAACGTTACACAATGAAAACCGCCACCTAATGTTCTTTCATGACGCATTGGTAACATAGCACAGTCTATATTGTAATCTTCTAATAATTTTCTTAGTGGTTCTTGATGTTCTTCGACGACAATAAGATTCGGATTAATAGAAAATACATTCATGTTCATCCATATACTAGCATTACAGTATCCAGGATAATGACCGATATCTATAGGCTCCGGTGCCCATACAACGTCCCAACTTTGTAAAGGTGCAGGCAGTTGGCTTTTGTCTTTGATTCTGCTAGGATTCAATAACATTAAACCTTCTCGAAGAAAAGCAATAGTGCTGTCCAGATGCATATAACTGTAGATATTTTCTAAAGTATGCACCTTGGCCGAATTACCTACTAGTGATTGTAGATAGTCTGCACCTTTTTTATTACCGCTATTACTTACTAGATAATATAAATCGTCATTGCATCTTAAAACATTGGCTGCATCAAAACTAGGCTCTGTTTCATTTAATGCAAGAACATCTTTGTTTTTTATACATGACGTATTATACAATTCGTCTGTAAATTCTGGCCTTTGTAAGATATAGTTTGCTTGGTCGCTATGATTTTTTAGATGAGTGTCTAAAGCAAGATATTCTAAACGACGAGATTTTAAAGGTTGGGGAGTGGCTAATATTAAATCTTTGTAAACTAATACACCATCTCTAGGACAGTAATTGTAGTATTCTGGATCGATATTTTCTGGACGAAGTACAGTCACATTTTCTTCTTTAAGAAAATTACAAAAAATTTCTAGATCTTCATTGGCTTCGTCAATAACCTGTTGTGGATAAGGACCTACAGGTATTTCACTGTCGTCTACTACATCAGCATAATTTACAGTACGCAGACTGATATCTACATTTGGTACTTTAGCACCAGTAGCATCACCAACAATTACTGTTTTGAGGGTATCCCATTCGTTCGAACTTAACATTTTATAAAGTGTATCAAATTAAATATACTTATGAGAAATTTTGGACACATCGAATCAACCTGGAATATTCAACAATTCAAAGATCTAAAATACAATTTTGATCCAGATCCTATTCTCTGTGACGAATATTCCAAATATGGACACAGTATAGATTCGATGAAATTTTATAATTGTTTCGAAACCGATATAGATTTTCCTTTATCTCATATATTGGATAAATTTGATCTAAAAGGTATAACAGCCGCAGTTAACTTTTTTACACCTGGGCAATATATTCCTTTGCATTCTGACAGATATGAAAGATATACAAAGATACATAACTTAGAAAATGCAGATTCGGTTGTTAGAATAGTTTTAATGTTGGAGGATAGTTCTCCGGGGCAAGTATTACAGGTTAAAAATAAAGTTTATTGCGAATGGTTAGCGGGAGATTGGTTCTCTTGGAATAGTTATGATTCTCATGCTTTCTATAATCTTAGCAAAGTTGACAGATACGCACTTCAGATAACTGGCTACAAATAATGATTCAAATATTCAATGATCAATTATCCAACGACAACATTAGATCTCTGTTAGATTATTTTCATACAGACGATGAAACAGTTGATGATAGGCCAGATGTTAGAAGCAAACATCCTCAATGGGACAGTCAATGGCCTAAGTACAGTATTAAAAATGTATTAGATAACATTTTAGATTATGATTATCATGTAGAAGAAGTTGTATTTTTTGATACCAAGATAAGTTATAGTCTACATGTTGACAGCGGAAAAAATGAAAGTTCAAGAAAAGGACATGTAATTATTTTTCCATTGTCTGTAGATGGTATAGGATCAACAGCACTATTTGATAACCATTGGCATTCGGAGAGCGCAAGATTTAGCAAAGTAAAAATAGAACCCTTTGAATACAATTTACCTAATCGTTTCAATAGTTGGTCCTATATTAAAGATCTTCGAATACTATTAGACCAATGTTTAAATTCTCCAGAAACTATAAGTGATTTTATTATAGATGAAAAATTTATATCTACCCTTAGATATCTAATAGATGCAAGACAAGATTTAAAAACAAGTAAAGTTGATGGTCGATGTTATGATTACACAAACGTAATAGGATATGACCCACAATTAAAATTTAATGAACAGATACATGCTCAAAACTTCACACATATTCCTATAGAAACTTTACACGGCCTGACATTAAATTCTATAATCCACTGGAATGTTGGTAGTTGTTTTGCCTTTGAAAGAACTAGACTGCATTGTGCTTGCTCTGGGCACAATAAAAAAATAGGTTTAACTATTTTTACTCAAAGATTTAATTGAACATTTCCAGTATTGATTTTTTCTTTGGTAGTGATAGGCTTTTCTAAAAAATTCTTCTTCAGTATGATCTGATAAATCCTCATGTGATATTTCTACATAATCAGTATGTAGATCAAATAAATCTTTTATCACTGAATTATTTTTAGTTTGATAAATCACTGGATATGTTTTATTGTAGTCTATGCACATTAGGTCATTAATTTCTATCAATTGTTCGTTGTTTATGTTATAGACGTTTTTAAGAAACTCTGTTAATTCTTCAATAAACTGTTGTCTGTTCTTTTGAAAAAATATACAAGTCGCAGATTTATACTCCCAGTAAGTTCTGTCTATTTTTCTACCCCAGAACGTACCTTTGTTAATAACTTCTTCTATATTGGATCTTGT